GGGTGTTGATAGCGTCGCCTTTGGCACGACCGGCCTTACGCCTGTCGCGGCCACTGCTGGCGTGGTCTCTGTGGCGTTTGGCACGGTTCCAACTGCGGCTGGCATTTACAGCCCTGCGACGAACCAGATCGCTCTCAGCACGAACAGCACACAGCGTCTTTTGATCGATGCTACTGGTGCTGCCACCTTCTCCACATCCGTCACTTCGCCATTGCTGATCGCCACGGCTTCGCGCACGTCAACGGCCACGACAGGCGCAATCAGCTATGGCACGAACGGTTTCTCTGACGTTGACGTGCTGGCATCGTTCCAGTCGAGTGTGAACAGCTATAATCAGGTCACGATCCAGAACACGTCGAACGGTTCTGTCTCGTCCGCCGAGTTTATTGTCTACAATGACCAAGGCACCGCTGCGACGAACTATGCCACGGTCGGCATCAATTCATCGGGATATACTGGCACGGGGTCAATCAACGCGCCGGGCTATGGTTATTTCCTAACAGGATCAACCGATCTTGTCCTTGGCACGATTGGCGCGAATGCGATCCATTTTGCCGTTAATAGCGGCGCAACGGATGCTATGACGATCTCGGCGGCAGGAATCACGACCATTGCCAGCGCTATTATCACATCGCTCACGACCCCGCTTCTCATTGGCGGAACGACAGCATCGTCCACGCTGACGTTGGAATCCACGTCTGGCGCGGGTACGTCTGATAGCATTATCTTCAAGACGGGTAGTCAGGTTGAACGTATGCGTATTGATACCAACGGCAACGTAGGTATTGGGACAAGTTCGCCAGCGACTAAACTAAACGTATATACAGGATCTGCTACAAACACATTTTTGAGGGTCATTAATACTGCCGGAACCATTGATTTTGGTGTGCTATCCACTGGTGAAGCCTATGGGGGATATTCCACTAATACAGTGTATTATGGAACGTCTGCTGCATATCCAGCGCTTATTTACACTAATGCTGCCGAACGTATGCGCATCGACTCCAGCGGCAACGTAGGTATTGGGACGACTTCGCCGCAACAGAAATTAGATGTGCGCGGCAACATGATTATGCCGAGCGGGTTCATTTTTGGATCGCTTAGCGGAACGACAACTGGCTCAATTAATCTTTGTGCTGGCCCATCATTTAATGCTGGTGGAGCATCAATAGCTACGCGAGGCATTACAAACGGTTATAACAACGGCGGCATAGAGTTTTACACAGGCTCTGGAGCAACTGGTGCAGAAGCCATGCGCATCGACTCCTCCGGCAACGTCAGCATCGGCGGTTCTGGAACGTCAACTGGCGTCAATCTGCTTACCAATGCCCAAATTACAGGCGGCACGACGGCATACGCCCATTTGAATAGTGGCGTTGTTCAATCTGGCGTTACCACGTCTGCGATTGGATATGCCAGCTCCATATCATCAGCCGCTGCTTCATTTACGACGGCAACGTCTATTCATTTTTATGCTGCACCAAATGCTGGCGGAGCTGGTTCAACTATTTCAGCTCAATATGGTTTTTTAGCAGAATCAACACTTGGAACTTCTGGCGCTGCAACTGTAACTACTGCCGTTGGATACGGTGGAAACATTGCAGCAGGAACCAACCGTTGGAACCTATATATGGGCGGCTCGGCCAACAATTATATGGCTGGCAACCTTGGCATCGGTTCAACAAATCTAACAGCATACAACCTTAATGTTGGTGCAAATATCACAGGCGCGACAACGGCTGCATCTATTTTAATTGGCGGTGCTGTGCAATCCGGCGTGACGGCTAATGCCATCGGTGCATATAGCGCGATGCTACTGGCGGCTTCTGTCACCACATCAAATGCTATTCATTTTTATGCGAATCCTTCAGTCGGTGGCGCTGGTTCAACAATAACAACCCAGGTTGGGTTCCTAGCGGAATTTACCATTGGAACGCAAGGTGCGGCGACTGTCACCAATGCCTATGGGTTCTTTGGAAGCCTTGCATCCGGCGCGAACCGCTGGAACCTATATATGAATGGAACCGCCAACAATTATATGGCTGGTGCGCTTGGCGTAGGCACGACCACGGTCGGCGTTGCGGGTTCGATCAATGCCATTGGCGCAATTACATTCCAAACAACTACCAATAACCAGTCTTACACCACCACTGGTGCCGGCACGATTACGATCTCTTCCGGTACGCTCGGCACGATCAACAACATGTCGATTGGTGCGACGACAGCATCGACCGGCGCGTTTACGACGGTCACTGGCTCGACCAGCATCCTTTCGACGGGTGCTGGCGGCGTGGGCTATGCTACGGGCGCTGGTGGCGCTGTAACGCAGCTCACATCACGCACAACGGGTGTTACGCTCAACAAGACCAGCGGCGCTATCACGATGTTTACGGCAGCAGGTTCGGCCACTGCCGCAACCTTTACTGTGACCAATAGCACGGTGGCGGCAACCGATACGATTAGTTTAAGCATGAAGACATCCACGAACTTATACAATCTTCTTGTTACTGCGGTGGCAGCTGGCTCGTTTAACATCACGTTCTACACGACTGGCGGCACGACTTCGGACACTCCAGTCATCAACTTCAACGTAATCAAAGGCGTGGCGGCATAATCATGGCAAACACATACACCTGGATCGTCAACAACATGGTTTCATATCCGCAGGCCGAGGGGCTTACGGATGTTGTTGTTACTGTCAATTGGACCTGCAATGGAACCGATGGAACATATAATGGGGCGCTCGGTGGCTCGACCGGCATTAGGCTTGATGCAACCGGCCCCTACACGCCTTATTCCGAATTGACCGAGGAGCAGGTCGTTGGTTGGGTAAAAGCCTCTCTCGGCCCTGATCAGGTGAATGCAACACAAAATGATGTTGCAGCTCAAATCGCCAACAATTATTATGTTTCTACCATTCTACCGAATCCTTGGGGCTGATTATGGATATGCAGACCGTTTACAACCTTCTCGGCGGAGCAGCGCTCGCAGTTTTTGGCTGGTTTGCCAGAGAGCTTTGGGGTGCTGTGAAAGCGCTTCAAAAAGATTTGCATGAAATGGAAATCCAAGTTTCCACGACTTATGTAACTCGCGAGGACTATAGGGCTGATATGCGTGAAGTCAAAGATATGCTTGGAAAAATTTTTGACCGGCTCGACAACAAGCAGGACAAATAAACGCCATGACAACGAGCACCAATAAAAACTTTCAAGAGCCGAATTCGGCCTCCCTAAATTGGGACGCGCCGCTCAATAGCAATTTCTTGGCGATTGATCAGGCGATGGGTTCGCCTTTTACTGTTTATGTTGGAACAGGCTCTTCGTCAACAACTTTGACTGCCAATACCGCGACTCAAACGGTCAACGGGAACCCTATTTATTGGTATGATGCTCAACAGTTAATTATTCAAAGCGGCACGAGTTCAGGAACAAGCAATTTATCTGCAAACGTAACAATTACGCTCCCAAACACGCTTACGTCGGGGACGTTTGGTGGAGCATGGATTGTTCGTAATGCGATTTCTTCCGCTCAGCAGGGCACTTACACTGTAACGATTGTTGGAGGAAATGGCTCTGGGGCGGGTGTTACGATCCCAAATGGTTCTTCTGCTTTTATTTATACAGACGGAACAAACGTTTATTTTTCAAGCACAAATTTTGCATCGGTTGCGACAACTTCTGTTACGACGACGACAACTTTAGGGTCTGGTGTTTTTGGTTCGACCGTTTTTGTCACAAGCTCCGCTGCCTACACTATTACATTCCCCACACCAACCGGGAATAACGGAGCTTATTTTTCGATTTATGCCAGCGGGATTACGCCAGCAAACGTTGTTACGCTTTCAGGTTCATTTATTGTTCCTTCTCAAACGGCAGTTTCGTCTATTTCTTTGGCCTCTTATGGGAGCAATTACCTTTATACGTTTCTTTCAAATGGAACGAACTGGTATGTTTTTCAGTCGCCAGTCGCAAGCAACTCGTCGGGGCGCGTTTCGCCAAGAGTTTACAGCGCAGCGACGCAAAGCAGCCCTTGGGCCTGGAACAGCGACCCATATGATCAGCTTGAATTGACAGCCCTTTCGACTGCTTTGACGATCAGTGCGGACGCAGGAACCCCGGTCGACGGTCAGAAAGCTATTTTCCGCATAAAAGACAATCTTTCAATTGTTTCATTTACAGGAACGACAACCACAACGACCTTGACGACCACGACTTCTGTTACGCTTGTCGCAGGTTCTACTTTAACTTTGGTTTCGACTGGCGCGGTGATTGGAACAGTAACGACAGGCGGAACCGGAACCTCTTTTGCAATTACAGGCGGCGTTGCAAATACTTCTGTTGCTATGAATGCGACTCCTCCAGGCTATGCACTGACATGGACGACCGGTTCAGCAAAATCATTTGAACCCGTAGGGATTTCTCTTCCAACGGTGACAACACCAACAAAAATTACTTATGTTGGATTCATTTATAATGGAGCTGCATCTCGCTGGGATGGCGTTGCATCTCTCACACAGGCATAAAAATGATCATTTTGTCCAATCAACCAAAGGTTTTATTGCCAATTCCGAAATGGCAATGGCGCTCGCCCTCTCAGGCGCAACCAAAAGACCAATTTGGCAACGATGTTCAAATTACGCGGTTCAGTATTTCTGCACGATTAAACGATGGGTATGAAATTTGGAAAGGCTGGTTTGATGACCGTGATGATGCGGATGCTTTTCTTTATGCCGCAATTTCCGGAACACTTAAACAGCAGCCAGCCCTTTGGCGCTTATCCTCCCCGGCATGGGCACCTTCTTTTCATACGGATGTAACATTTTATTTTGCAGTCAACATTTTTTTAACTTCGAACACGGTTTCCAATTGGATTGTTCCACTTGATTGGAATCAACAAGCTAATAAAGTTCAAATCGTTGGTGCTGGTGGTGGTGGCGGTTCGGCAGATTCTAACAATTTTCAAGCAGGTGGTGGTGGTGGTGGCGCTTATGCCACTTCAAGCAATTTGTCATATATCTCAGCTGGAAATTCGGTTCCATATGTTGCTGGAGCAGAAGGAGCGGCGGGCGTTGGAACCTCCGGCGGCTCGAATAACGGCGGAAATGGTAGCATTTCTTATTTTTATTCTGCAACGACTATCGCTGCAGCGGGTGGTTCCGGCGGACAAGGAAATTATCAAGGTAGCTCTGGTGGCGCTGGCGGAAAAGTCGCTGCCAGTTATGGATCATTATTGCATGCTGGTGGCCATGGTGGCAATGGAAGTGTACAAAATGGTGGCGGCGCAGCTGGTCCTTCTGGAGCAGGTTTATCCACAGGGGCGGGTGACAATGGTGTTACGGCTTACGGGGGAGCTCAAAGCACCGGCACTGGAACGTCAGGAACGCAATTCGATTCAACGCATGGTTGTGGCGCCGGTGGCGGACAACCTACCGGAGCACAGCAAACTGGCGGTGCTGGAGGAAATTATGGCGGTGGCGGCGCAGGTGCATATGCTGGCGGCAGTCCAAATAATGGCGCAGCAGGATCTCAAGGATTAATTTACATTCAATATTCCGCTGGTATTGGGTTTTTGATGTTTTTTTAAAGGTGATTGATGGATCCATTTACCCTGATCGCTGGAGCGACGGCTTTATATAACACGATCAAGTCAGCCGTCGATGCCGGTCAGGACGTGATGGATACTGCCGATAAAGTCGGCGCATTGTTTGCTCGTGTGGCGCAGGTCGTTCAGCTGACTTCGGCTCCTCGCAAGAAAAAGCTGTTCCAATCTCAAGCTGATTTTGAGGCCGAAGCCGTCAAACTATACGCCGCAAAAGCCAAAGCCCAAAAGATGGCTGCTGAGGTCAAGAACATGTTTGTTTCGACCTATGGAGCAGCAGCATGGGACGGAATTCAAAGGCAAGTTATTGAAATGCGGAAAGATGCGGCAAGGGAAACTGCGGCCGCATTAAAACAGCAGCAAGAGATGCAACAAGATCTGATCATGATAAGTAGCATTATCGGATTTTTGGTGTTTGGTATTGGCGCGATCGGCGTCATTTTTTTATTTACGGTGAAATAATGCTAAAAGCACTTAAACATCTGTTCACAGGTGTGGACAACGAAACATGGGACATCGGCCGAATTCTTTGGGCCAAAATGTCTGTCGTTTATTGCGCAGTCAGTGCATATCACGCTGTCGCTCATGGCAATTTTGATCCCCAAAATTGGGCCATTGGTGCTTCAGCAATTCTCGCTGGCGGTGGCGGTGCGCTTTCATTAAAATCAAAAACGGAGCCGGGAAATGTTCCTCCTGTTTCTTAATCCTTGGGTTCAACGCCTTTTTATCGTTCTTGCGCTTGTCGCGGGTTATGCCTATTGGGCAAACCGCGAAAAAAGCATTGGCGCCGAAACAGAGCAAGCTCGCGAAGAGGCAATCGCAATTCAGCATGAGCAAAAAATTGATGCGGAAGCGGCTGCCGTCGATCAGTCAGTTGCGAAAGATCCAACTCCTCAAGACACTTTAGAAAAACAATGGAGCCAGCCATGAAAGTAAGTAAGTTATTTACCGTCGTTTTGATGGTTAGTTTCCTTTCTGCCTGCATGAAGCCCGAAACAAAAATCGTCGACACTTCTTGCGATTGGGTAAAACCTATTTTTGTTCGCAAAACCGACAAACTTTCGACCCCAACCGCTAGCGAGATTCTCGCCCACGACGATAAGTGGAAACAATTTTGCGGAGAAAAATAATGGCTGCGAGTAATTTTGCTCAATGTTTTGCGCTCGTTTTGAAAGAAGAAGGCGGATACGTTAATGATCCGCTCGATCCGGGCGGAATGACGAATCTCGGTGTTACGAAGCGAGCATGGGAAGCTTATGTCGGGCATGAAATCGACGAAGAGACGATGCGCGGACTGACGCCTGATCTTGTCATGCCATTTTACAAAACCCAATACTGGGATAAAAATCACGGCGATGACCTCCCTTTGGGAGTTGATTATGCGGTGTTTGATTTTGAAGTGAATTCAGGCGATGGGCGAGCAGCGAAAGTTCTTCAGGCTTGTTGCGGGGTAACTCAGGATGGAGCCATTGGTCCTGCCACATTAGCAGCGGTTCAGTCAATCAGTCCCATTGACTTATCGGCGCAAATCTGCGATAATAGGCTCGCCTTCTTGCAATCTTTGCCAGGGTGGGCACATGATGGCCATGGTTGGGGCAACCGGGTTTCTTTTGTTAAAGATATTTCTGCAAAAATGGCCGAATAGGTGACTCGATGGCGACCGCTCTAACTTACAATGACTACATCACGCAAGTTTCAACGATGTCGGTCGTTCCATTGGATCCAACTCAAACTTCTCCTGTTGCGACAACCGATCCAAATTTTGAAGCGATCGTTCCTTCAATGATCAGCTATGCGGAAGATCGCATTCAACGCGATTTGGATTTTTTATCGACCCAAACCTCGATCGTTTATACTTCAGGCCCAGGCGGGGCTTCTCCCCTTATTTTTGGAAGCAGTTCGGTTTTTTCAATTCCATTGAGTAGTTTTATTACGATTCAAACACTTCAAATTTCGGTCGCTGGGACATCGACTGATTATTCTCCTCCGCTTGTTCCAACGTCAAAAGAGTTTATTCAAAATGTTTATGGATACAATTCTTCGGTTCAAGGGATGCCGCAATATTTTGCTATGTACGGGGCCGATGGAACTTCGCCTTTGAATTGGCAAATTTTGCTTGGGCCGACTCCGGATCAGGCTTACGATCCATTGGTAACTGGAACAATTCGATTTACGCCAATGGATTCGACCAATGGCGGAACAAACACGACATTTATTAGCACCTATTTGCCTGAAATTTTCATCATGGCTTCAATGATTTATATCTCGGCTTATCAGCGTAACTTTGGGCGCCAATCGGATGATCCGGCAATGGCCCAGAGCTATGAAAGTCAATATCAGGCTTTGATCAAAGGGGCGACCGTCGAGGAATTTCGCAAGAAATTTCAATCTTCTGCTTGGACACCTTATTCTCCTTCTCCTATCTCTTCGCCAACGAGGTAATTAATTATGCCTCATGCAACGATGAAATTAATTCCTGGAGTCGATACAACAAAAACGCCAGCTTTGAACGAAGCGGCGTTTTCCTCCTCTCAGCTTATTCGATTTCAGCCTGATCGAAATGGAATGGGCCTTATTCAGAAGCTCGGCGGCTGGGTAAATTGGGCGCCAGGTATAAACATTTCTTCTCAAATCAACGAGCTTCATGCTTGGGAAGATTTGAACGGACAGCAGCGCCTCGCGATTGGGGCACAAAACGAACTTTCGTATATTACCAGCCCTTCGCAAACTTACACCAATATAACTCCAGAACTAAACGCAGCTAACGTTTCATTAACGACAGCAGTTTCTCAATCAGTAACATTTACCACAAGCAACGGAATTACCGTTTCGAGCCTTTGGGGAATCGGAACAGCGGTTTATTTTACATCGACCTCCGGAAATGTTATTGCAAATACAGTATATTGGATTTTTAGCGCTTCTGCTGGAGTTATTACGCTTTCTGCAACTCCTTGGGGCGGAGCGCAAGCGGTTTTTGCTACGGGAGTAACCTCCGGTGCAAATACTATGTCTGTTGCGCCTTTTGCGATGGTCGCAAACTCACCTTATGTTTATATTACGGATACCGCTTTGGGTGTTCAAACAGGTGTTTCGGTCGGTTCGGACGGAAGCGGAAACGTCCTCGTCACCGCGACAACCACTCCTGTTTCAACAACGCAAATTTATTTCACCGGTTCAATTACAGGCTCCTCAATTGCAGCAAATACGCCTTATTACGTTTTACCGGTTTCTTCGAATACGTTTAATCTTTCGCTAACTTCTGGCGGAACCGCGATTGTAAATTCGGCAACCTCTGCGACGAATTTAACGCTTTACAATCCGAATCAAATCCAAACAGGATTTAATATTAATATTCAAACTCCTATCAGCATCCAAACGATTTTGCTGAGCGGAGTTTATTCTGTTATTGGAGCTTTGAGCGGTAATCAATTTTTTAGCGTTTATGCGATTCAAGCCAATGCTTCTCCTGCAAGCGCTTCTGTCGGTGTTGCGACTTCATTGGCCAATGGGCCGCTGCTTCCACAATTTTCCACCAATTCTGGAACAACAACCGTAACGGTTACCGAATATAATCAGCCTTATATTAACGGACAAACCGCTTCGTTTTTGTATCCAACGACATCGAATGGGGTTACAATCTATGGGAATTATATCGCGACTTTGGACGCGACAAATCCTTCTTATAGATATACAATTAGTTCTTCTTCCCCGGCGACCGCCTCTGCTAGTTTTTATATGAACAATGGCAATGCTCACATTGTTTATTATTACAATATCCCATCTCTTTATGGTGCAAGCGGATATGGTTCAGGGGAATACGGTGGTTACGTTGGTTATCCTGGCAGCCCAGCCGCAACGCAATTAAGCACCATAACCTCTGTCGCGAGTCAAACTGTTACAATTGCTCAACCTGCTTCTCCGGCGGTCATAACAGTTTCTGGCAATGCGCCTCCGAATGGAACAGCCTTAACATTTACAGTTAGCTCCGGAGGCTCCCTTCCGACCAGCCTTACACTTAATACGATTTATTATGTCGTCAATTCATCTTTGAGCACGACATATAACGTTTCGATGACGCAAAATGGATCTCCAATAAGCGTTACGGCGGGAGGTTCCGGAACTTTCACTGCGAACTATACAAATTACGCATATATCACCCTCAGCACGGCAAATTCCAATGTTGCGCTAAATCAGCTTGTTACTGGAAGCGCTATCTCCCTAAATAACCAAGGGCTTTATCCGTATATCACAAGTGGAAGCGGAACTGTTTGGTATTTGAGCATTACGCCGGGTGGTATTTCGGGCAACACGACAACCTCGTCATTTACCGCTTCTTTTTTTACTGCTTCCGTCGGATATGGCCTTGGGATAAAAACGAGCTATCCGAGCGGAATTCCTTTGTCGGGTGTTTCCGATTGGGTAATTAATAATTTTGGCGAAATTTTAATTGCCAATCCTGAAAATGGTCCGATCTATTATTGGTCTCCGACGAATAATACGACGGATGCGTTCCTTCTCGCAAACGCGCCGCTTCTGAATCATGGCATTTTTATTGCGATGCCTGCACGTCAGCTCGTGGCTTATGGCTCAACGGCCACTGGCATTCAAGACCCTCTCCTTATTCGTTGGTCGGATGCCGCAGATGCGACGACTTGGATTGCCTCCGCAAACAATCAGGCAGGAAGCTATCGCATCCCAGAAGGAAGCAGCATCGTCGGCGGAATTCAAGGCCCGCAACAAGCCCTGATCTGGACAAACATTTCAGTTTGGGCGATGCAATATGTTGGCGGTTCGAATGTTTATGGATTCAATAAAATCGCAGACGGAATGGGCCTCATCGGTAAAAAGGCTGTCGGAATTCTTGGTGGCAATGTTTATTGGATGTCTCCCGAAAAATTTTGCATGCTTTCCTCGACCGGCCCTCAGCCATTGGCTTGTCCGGTTTGGGATCAAATCTATCAGAATATCAACACAAACCTTTATTCCCTCATTCGTTGCGCAACGAATTCGACGTTTGGGGAAGTGACTTGGTATTATCCGACGACCGGCAGCTCCTACAATAATGCCTATGTAAAATACAACGCTTATACCCAGCAGTGGGATTATGGCACGTTGGCAAGAACCGCTTGGGTCGATCAGTCTGTTCTCGGAACTCCGATTGGCTCCGACAACAAAGGCTACATTTATCAGCATGAAGTCGGTTACGATAATGATATTAATCCAATGGTTTGTTCATTTCAAACCGGATACATTCAGCTGAACGAAGCGGACAACCTTGTTTTCGTCGATCAGATTTGGCCCGATTTCAAATGGCAAACAGCGGATGGGGCCACCAACCCGATTCAGCTCTATATGACTTTTTATGGAGCGGACTATCCCGATGGGCCGCAAACGGCCTATGGCCCATATTACATGGACCAGAACGTCCAGTATATAAGCTGCAGAATTCGCGCTCGTCTTCTTTCGATTTCTGTAACAACCGTTGACCAAAGAGGAACCGCCTCTTTGAATACTTTTTTCCGAATTGGCGCAATAAGATATCGCTATCAACTGGATGGAAAATTCTAATGGCTGCAAGTTTAGACGATATCCTAACAACACAGAAAAACGGCGTTCAAGCAATCAATGCCTACGTCAGCGCAATCAATCTGCACGCCGGTACGAACAACACAAAA